TGACATTCCGTCACGCCTTTGCGTATAATGGACGAATAGTGAAGGACGGGGATGAGTTGATGGCAAACATTGAGTCTCGCATGTATTATGCAAAATTTGATAACAACCGTTTATATGAGGACTATGACAATGATGTTGTTGTTTTTGAGTTTCTGAATAATCAGATTCCTCAATTCAAAAACATTATGAACCGTTTTCTAAGTCTAAAGGAAGTTTTGACTTTGAGTGCCACTAATTGCTTTATGCATACTGGTGAGGAGAGAAGATTTGTGACCGCATATCCTACTCTTGAACGCTCTTATACAGCTGGAACTGCCTTAATGACAATTTCGAATGCATGGAGATATAAATGTATATCTGCAGAGGGTGATTGTGGATCAGTTTTAACTGTCCATTCTGGCCCTTATGCAGGTAAAATAGTTGGATTTCATGTCGCCGGAACTTATGATAAGACCAAAGATCCAGAAGGTCTTGCAAATTTGGTTTGCAAGGAGATGTTTTCTGGAATCAATGAGATACCTCAAATTGAGTTTTCAGACGATGTGCAATTTAAATCAGAGGGATATAAGGACGTTGAGGAATGTAATTACCCTAATATTGAGATGATACGAGAGTTGCCATTTGATGAGAGAATACATCTACCCAAAAAGACTAAATTGAAGCCTAGTCTTTTGCACGGACTCTTAGAAGAAAAACCTAAGAAGAATTTGCCCATTCTTGATATAACAGACCCAAGAAGTAAGAACCAAGATCCCATATTAAATTCTATTAAAAAATGTGGGATGATGAGACAACCTGACTTGGATGCCAAATTGTTGGAAGAAATAGGACATACGATTGCTAGTGAGTACTATGAGAAGATGGATAAGAAAATAATGAGACAACTAACTTTTGAGGAAGCTTGTAAAGGTGTGCCTGGAATTTTAGCGAGTATCAATACTAAGACTTCAAGTGGATATCCCCTGATATATAATAATCACAAAAGAGGTAAGACTGATTTTGTATGGTTTGATGAAGAGGGAGAATTAGCTTATACTCAAGATTTTAGAAACATGGTTCATTATAAGATTGTTGAAATGGAGAATTTCAAACCAGAAGACCCTATTGATCATCGCTTTATTGGATATATGAAGGATGAATTAGTGAGTGATTCAAAAATTGAGAACGTAAGGACAAGAATGATATTTTGTAATGATTTGATTTGTCTTGTGGCTTTTAGAATGAAATTTGGTGCTTTATGTGCGAACATAAATAATTCACACCATACTTTGAATACAGCCATTGGATATAATCAATATTCCCATGATATGCATGATATTTACAACCATCTAAACAAGAAAGGAAGAAGAATGATTGCTGGAGATTATGAAGGATTTGATCAAAGGTTGCTCCTGTTAGTTCGTGAGTTAGGATATGGAGTGATTGCTGAAATTCTTTTGAGAATGGGAGTTGATTTATCTTCAATCTATTTCATGATTTATCATGAAACTAGATCATTTGCCCAAATTAGAGATATATTATTCAAATTTGTTTCTTCTAATTTCTCTGGATGTTTCTGGACCACGATTCTGAACAATATTGTTAATGAAATTTATTTCAGATACATTTTTGCTCATGATTATCCGGACTTGCGTTTTAGTGATTGGATTGCTTTGAAAGTCTTGGGAGATGACCACATTGTTAATCCCCATGAGGAGATTAGAAAGTGGAACCCAATTCATATTAGAGATCGGATGAAAGAATTACTTGGACAAACTTACACTTCTGCTTTTAAAGATAGAGAATTGAAGCCCGAATGTGATAAATTTGAAGATATAATTTTTCTTGGAGCTATTCCTAGAAAAGTTAATGGAAAATGGACTGGTGCTATGAAGAAAGATACTTTGTATGAGACTGTCCAGTGGACTAGAAACAACAATTTGACTCTTGTGGATACTATTTATCAGATGATTGAATGTGCTTCACAATGGGACAAAGATTTCTTTGACAAATATCAAGCTGATGTTTTGAAGGGATATTTTGAAAGGACTTTGATTGAGTTGAAACCGCTGGAATATTATGAGACTCAGAGGATTGTAGCTGCCCGAGGAGTAGCTAGTGGATACCATTTTGTGACAGAATCCAAACCTATAATAGGTGAAGATTTTCCTAGTGAGATGATTAAACGATTTGTAGCTGAGTCTCCTCCTATGACAACTGGAGGGATGGCTGATAGTGGAAATTTGGAAGATAAAACGCCAACCATTGGTCATACTATGACCAAAGGATTAACGACAATAAGAACTAAGTCAGTTTTTGAAGGATATAATGCTAGTAAGAAGAATTATGGAAGTTTATCTGATCGAGCTTTGAATGAGGAATTCATGGATATCAATTATGGATTAGAGAGTCTAATGTTGAGAGGATATGTTGAATGGACAACAAATCAAGCGGCTGGATCCACTTTAATGGCCAGTCAAGTTCCTTTTGGTTTGTTGTCTAGAGGAGAGCCGAATAATATACAGAATATGCCTTTTCAGAGGTTTATATTTTATAAAGTTGATACGGCTGTTACTATACAAGTTAATGGAAATAATTTTCAGCAAGGATTGGGCGGAGCTTATTTTGTTCCCCTTCAACAAGATTATTCCTCAACTTACTATCGAAATATGACATCTTATGACCATGTGTTTTTCAATCCAAATGGAAACACAACAGCAACTTTAATAATACCTTGGAGATATTGGAGATCTTTAGGAAATACTTATGCTGGTGGCCTGGGACAGGAGACTCTTGGAAACTTTGTTATGACAGTGATAAGTCCTCTAGTGAGTACTAGTAGTGGAGATCACGCAGTTATAACTTATTATACCCAATTCCAAGGGGACTTTTCTGTTCCTCGACCATTACCATCTAGTGACTTGTTATATGGACAGAGACCTGATAGATTATTGAGTAAGAATTCAAGGATGAACCCAGCGTGGTTCACTGCTGAAGGATTGACAATGTCGACAAATAATAATAAGACAGTGAATTCCTATGGAGATGTTGCAGGATCAGTGACAACTGAGAATAAGAATAAGAATAAGCCTGAAATGAAGACTGATGGGAAAATGGATGTAACTGGACAGATTCCGCTCGACAAACCTAGTTTATCAAGTGGGGCTATACCAATTCAGTTCGCCTTTTCAGGAATGTCAAGAAACTGTAAATTACATCCCACAACTGGAATGCAATACCACCCCGAAATGATTCATGAAGAGATGAGAGAAGTTACATCAGCTATGGAGACAAGTTTGGATTATGTTTTTGGAAGACCTGGAATTATTGGAAGTTTCAAAGTGAAAGTTTCAGATCCTGAAGGTGCTTTATTATTTAGTTTTCCGCTAAATACAGTATTAGGAAAACCTGTATCAACGACTGGATACCCAAGTGATCTGAATTCGCAGATACCAACCAATTTGGCTTTGCTTAATCAATTTCTTTTACATCATACTAATTATGAAATTGAGTTTAAAGCAGTAATAACTGGATTTCATTCTATGAGATTGGATATAGTCATGCCATATGGAGCACCAATGATAACAACAAACCAGAGAACTGTTTTTAACAATGCTGTTTTGGAATTTGATAAGGATAATATGACAAAGAAGATTGGAATTATTTATAATTCTGCAACTGAGTATTTACGTGCTTATGAGGGTCCAGGACAAGCAAATCCTGTTCAGGATCATAGTTTAGGTACTCTTTATGGATACGTGCAGAACCGATTAGTGGCTGTTGGAAATGTTAGTCAGGAAGTTGAAGTGATCATGATTTTGCGATTAGTCAATACTAAAGTTTATGAGAAGAATCCTGCTCCTGCTGCTTGGTTTGATAGATTGCATCCTGAGGTTGGAACCCATGGAACTAGTTTCTATGCTCTAAATCAGATTGTCAGGGGACCACCGAGAACATTAGAAGAATTGATAATTCCAAATGAGGATGGATCTGGAATTCCGAGAGAAATAAATTTAATGTCTGATGGAATTGTTAGTAATAAGTTTAAGCAAGGACAAGTTCAATCTGATTATGTGCCATCTAACTTTGTTAGTGAAGCAATAGGAGATGAATTGATCACTAATGAACTTAAGATTGAAAGTGAAGATTCACATCCTGTTGAAGATGAGAGTGGAGAAGTTATGGATTTGACTAATGAGCACATTGATGAATTGATGAAACCCTATTCATTGCATCATGGAACTAAAATGCCTTATTTGCCCAGAACGATGGAAGAGCTTGGTAGAAGATATTATAATGTAACAGCCTTTGCTCAAGATACTGTGTATAGGACTGGAGAGACCAATGAACCGAGTCCGAATGTGATTGTTTCTATCGATGTTAGGCCTAGACATTGGACTGCCAGATTGTATGCTGGATGGAGTGGACATATGAATTACAGAATATTTGCTAAAAGCGAAGCTCCTGTACCAGTTCACTTAATTGCCAATCAGAGCCCAGCGCCTAGATATAATGATATTGCTATGTGGCAACATTATAATGGACTTGGTAATTTACGACCAGTTGACAATTATGCCAATCCTGGGAAACCACCTGCCGTTTACGGATATGGAGTCCAACCAGACGTACCAACAGAGTTTATGATGCAATTTGCTAGTAATTCTGGATCTGGAACTGATTTTGGAACCTGGTATTGGATTGATTTGCATGTACCTTTTAACACGCAACTCAATATGTTACCAACCGGCACTGGACAGACGCTTGAGGACATACTTCCAGCTCATTCATCGATAAATTTTGGACTGAAATGTGATCCTAAGAACACAACTCAATATCGTGTTTATGAGAGTTATAGTGATGATTTTAATCTTCACTGTTTTCTCCCGGCACCTGGAATTTTGCAGGTTGTAGGAATGGATGTCAACCCTGCTTCTGGATGGCAATATTTGAATTGGGTCAATTGAATGAGATTTTATTTGACGTCTGCTTTGCAATAGTTTTCTTTTACCTAATACCATTGTTTGTCTTTTTCGTGATATTCTTGACTTTAACACCTCAAGAATTTGTTTTAATTATGCGTTTTATGATACCCAACTAATGAAATACTTTTACATTTAGTGACAATATTTCTAAATTTAACATAGCTGACCAACGAAAGTCTGTTTTACC